TGCCGAATTTCTGATTCAAATAGAAATACATGCGATGACGTTCAAATAAGATTTTCGGCTTACCATTTGGCAAGTAACCTTCACCCAGTGTTTCAACTTCAGCAATCGCTTTGATCACGATGACCGGTACACCTAAACGTTTTGCACCTGCGACCAGATCACTTTCTTTTAAAAGTTTACTGGTGTCTTCGCCACGTAATGCTTTTAATGTGTAGTCACCGACCAAGCCATCGACTTTCAGGTTTTTTAATTTCTGAAATTGAATGACGGCATATTCGGTATTTTCACCAAAGTCACCATCAGCTGAAAGTGGCTTTTTATTTTTTCCTGTCATGCCGGCTTTGATGAGTAGCTTTTGCAATTCAATGACGGCTAAACCTTTAGATCCAATTTTTAAAATATTCATGGGGTGCTCCGTAACATTGAAACGACATTGCCTTTACTGCGAAAAATAAAGATCAATAGGAATACAGCAAGAATTGAATCCCATATTGTGACTGGATCCTTGATGAAAATGATGTGAATGCTTTGTGCCAGGAATGCACCAATCAAAACAGTTGCGAATAATCGTAACGAACATGACTGCAGGTGAAGGCGGTCAAAACATAAAATACGAAATGCACATGCCACATAACAAAGCACGGCAATGATTGAGAAAATAGTCTGCGCCAATGGCGACAACATAAGTTGCATCATTTTTTATTCTCCTTTCCAAAGGTATTGGACAGGGCAGAAAAGAACTTTGAAGTGGTATTGAATATTTCTGTCAGGGTGGATTTATTGACCCACGTCATGACTTTAACCAATACCGGTAAAGCAAACATACTGGTGAAGCATGCGATCACCGTGTGACTGTTTATACCTGTACGATTTGAAATTTCAGGTGCTAAGGCATAGCCCAGGGCGACGGATAACATGAGCGAAAAAATACGTTTTCCATAGCTCAGTGACTCTTGGGTAAATGCTAAAAATGCTGCACCAATTACGGCACCAAACAGTGCATCACCATTCACGAATGGAAGGAGTGATACCAATCCTGCAGAAGCGGTAATTGCGACAGTGGTTGATGTGGTTGGTTCAGCCATATTTTTGTTCTCAGTCCCAAAGCTGAATGCTTTGCGTTTTATTTTGTTGGGTTTGAATTTCTGGTAACTGAACCTTGGTACCCATCGGAAGAAATGGACCAAATGCAGACAGATGTGGATTGGCTTCAAGTACTGCTTCGACCACACCAGATGAGCGTCCATAATTGCGCCAACAAATAGCGTCAACCGTGTCATCTTGAAGGGCATAAACAGTTTTCATTTAGACCAGCTCCACATTCAAACGACGAATTTTTTTTAAATCACGAATGGCAAAGCGCAGATCACGACGATAGTCATCAATGGTTGGTGTCAATTCATCAGCTTTTTGGCCACCATTATTTGTGGTGTCATAAGCGCGATATTGTTCATTCAGTTCAGCACCAACAGCTGCAGCAACGGCACGGAAATATAAAACTTCAGTAATCGGTTTTGTGGTGGTACCTGAAGTAATGGTTTTTGTGCTGAGTTCAGCAAGTGTGGCTGCTTTTGATGTGAGTGATTCAAGTTGATCATTCACTTCAATGATGGCTGATTCGATGGCAGGGATTAAACGCTCATTGGTGACACTACTATCAAAGCGCAATTTTTCACGAATGGCTTTTGAAGAAATTTCAGGAAAGAATTCTTCACTGGTGATGACAACTTCTTCATTGTTGCGGTTGCCGTTTGCAATTAGTCCGGTCATTGTCATTCTCAAATAGTTGAGGGGTGGAGAATTGAGTTTGTAATTACGCATAAAAATGTCATTACAGCGTCAATTCTGCCCCTCGGTTGGCGCGGGGCACTCGTTACGTCGGATGAAACATCAAGTTGCCTTGATCATCGACGACCTGTGAACCATCAGCATTCAGCATCGGTTCAGGTGAATTTTTTAATTGTTCTTTGTAAAGTTTTTCAGCCTTTTTCAGATCAGTTTTACCGCCACAGTTTTCATTTTTTGCAATCGCCATTTTGAGGAATGCAACGGCTTCAGATCCACGATCTAACTGCAGGAAAGTACGACCAATACCTAAATATAATTTGGCGCGAATCTGGTCATGCATATCGTAATCAGCAGTTAATTGAGTGGCTTTTTCAAGAACATCAAGTTTAAAGACTTGGCCATCTTGATAAGCTTTGTGTGCAGCATTACCAATTTCTTCAGCAACAATACTTGCAGTACTGCGACTAAATGAATCAGGCATTTTTAAGTTTTGTTCTAAAGCATATTCAGCAAGGCTTAGACCTTGATTGAATAGACCACAGTCAAAGCACCACAGCATGATGGTAGTAATGACTTCATCCTGTTCAACTTTTGCGCCTGACTGAACAATACCCAACACATAAGGCATGTGCTTTGGAATAAGTTCTTTTTTCGCTTCAGCACGTTTTTCTTGCGACTGAATTGAACGTAAAACATGAATATCGTTTTTGAGTTCGGTCAGTTGTAATTGGTAGACGCTTGCGTCTGGACGTACACCACCAAATTCATCAGCCTTGGCAGCTTCAATCGCTGCCTTGGCTTTCAGTAGGTGTCGTCGAGCTGGACTCAACATAATTCACCTATTTATAGAATTTCGATATTTTCCACGAAACCTACTTTTTCGTAGTTTTCGATGACATACGCATCATTTGAAGATTGATATTCTTCAACTTGATCCAGTGATGAGTTATCAACAATTTGACGACGCTTGCCAGTTTCTTGGAAGTAAATTGACAAGTTGTCTAGTGATGTCACCAGTAGTGCATCATCTGGGAAGAATGGAACACGAACTGCTGGTAAACCACCAATTTGTTTTTGGCTTACTAATACTTGGCCAGCCAAAGTATCAGTGTTGTCAGATGCATCATTCACCAATGGGAAGTTTTTATCATTCAGCAATTGACGACCACAGATCACCACCAGATCGGTATCATCTTGATGGATCTCACCAATCAAGTTGCTGACAACATCGACAACCAGTGCATCTAAGTTTTTATAATCACCTGCTGCACCGATTTTTACTTTTCCTGATGCTTCAACCACTTCAGGCATATAGCGTTCAGGTGCATTTGTACGGATTTTTTGCAACCAGCCAATATTCACATCTTGAAGCAGTGGATTCGCTTGGCGGTCAGTCTGTGCAGCAGCACTTGTACCATTCCAGCCGATCATGATCATGTCTAGAGCAATCGCACGGTCAACAAATTTTTTCCAGCGCGCATAGAAATCTGGGAATTTTGCCCACGCATCTAATTTTTCGTAACGAATAGCCACGTCAAAATCGGTTTTATGGCATTTGTATGGATTAGACTTTAATCCAGTTGGATCTACTGGTGTACGTTTAGTTCCACCTTTAGTGTTTGAACGACCTGCGATGGTTGAACCTTGAGTCAAGCCAATTGCTTCACCTTCCAGATCATCAACTGGCTGCATATTAATTTGTTGAAGAAAGGCTGAAGACTCTTGAAGTGCATCTACCATCTTCTGAGCAATAGAAGGATCGACATTAAATTTGTCAGACGCAACAGCAACACCGTTGGCAGTTGCGATACTTAGCATAAGTGCTGAGTACTTTAAACGAGTTGTATTTTTCATCTTTAATTTCCAGTTATTTTAAGTATTTGACTTAAAAGTTTTGAATTTTAGTAATCAACTTTTTCAGAGAAGTTGCCAGTGTTTTCAGGTGCAGGTGGTGTACCTGGGTTTTCTTCACCTTCTAATTTGGTTTTCAGTTCATTGAAGTCTTTTTCCAATTTAGAATGCTTGGTTTTAAGTTCCGAAAACTCAGTTTCGACCGTTTGCAATTTGGTCTGACTTTCACCAAAGGTTTTTGCAATCGCTTCTAGCGAGTCAGATACTTCTTTGAATTGGTCTTTATTTTTATTGTCTTGTTGTTCTTGTTGTGGCTTCAACCAATCCAAAACTTTAGAAAACAGGCCTTTTGCTGGTGCATCTTGGCCATCTTCAAACTGGAGGTCAGCTTCTTCAGCTGCAGTAAACAAATTGGCTACATCTTGTTTACGACCAACAAATGGGTTTGCTTCAGGCTGTTTTGCAGCAAATTCCATGATTTGCGTACCTAATGAAGCAGGGGTGTCAGTGAATGCTAAACCGACCAAATACGCTTTACCGGTATCAGCAAAATTCGGATTTACCTCAATTGAAGTAAATAATTTCTGACCTGCATTGTGAAGTTCGATTAATTGATCGAAAGCATCAACTTGGGCAAATAAAGCAAGTTTTTTTGTACCGTTGATTTCTACTTCTTCAGCTTTTAGGGCAGTGACCTTTGCATAAGTGCCAAATTCAGAACTTGGTGAAAAGCCACGGTAATGTTCAAGGTTGCCTAATGCTGTGTATGTATTTGGATCGTAGCTGTCAGCCATTTGTTGAATCCATGTTGCTTCGATCACGCGACCATCAGTCGTGGATCCAGCAACAGCAACACGGAAAAATTTGGATTTCTTCATTTCTGAATCCTGTGTCTATGTCGATAGATAAAATCTATTTAAAGTAGTTAGCAGAATCGGAAGAACAGCCTGAACATTCAATCTAAGTGGGTTGTATAAACACTATTTCACAATATCAGTGCAATGAATAAAAACTAATGTATTGGCTTAATGAGCCAATGGATAATGCACTTAATACCCCACAAAATCTGACCTTTGATAAACGCCTTCTAGCAAAATTTTTGTATTGGATGGGGTGGCGAATCAGCTCGATTGCAGATCACATCGATGAACCTGATAAAAATGTTCATGCTTGGAAAACACGTGATGAATGGGATAAAGATGCACCTGTTGGTCGAGTCGGTGAAGCCTTAACTGCTCAATTGATCAAACTGATTATTCTTGAGAAAAAAACACCTGGTGATTTCAAAGAAATTGATTTGCTCATGCGCCAGCTGGAACGCATGGCACGCATTGATAAATATTCTGACGGTGGCAACGAAACCGATCTGAATCCAAAACTTAAAAATAGAAATGCTGGACCACGTAAACCTAAACAGCCAAATGCACTGACCGAAGAACAAGTCGAAAAACTTCTTGAAGACTTCGATCATGGT